TGTCGGGTTTCCTCAGTGCCACCCAAGGATTGACAAAAGTGGGTAAGACCTACGGCTAGCCGTTGATCATTTGCTTAATCTGTTCGATCCGCTCCCGGGGAACGTCTCCCTTGGGGGTTGGGGGCTCGGCCACGCTCATCCGGGAAAGCTTGCTGGAAGCCTTGGCTTGATAGGTCGAGGTCTTGAAGGTCCCCTCGGGGATGGGATTCCTGGCTTCGATCCATCGATCCAATTCGGTGGGTGCCGCTTCGCCCTTGTTGTTGAGGGACAAACGGGCCACGCCGACCGAAGCAAGCTTGGCCTTGTACTCATCGTCACTCATTCGGCCCGAGTCACGAAGCGCGTTCAGCTTGGTCGTCAAGCCTTCGCGGAAGTAGCGTTCAGCGTAAGTCTGGGCCGCGCGGACCTTGGCCAAGCTCATCGTTTGAATATCTGGGGAAACCACCGTATCGGGGGTGGGATCTTGCCCACCACCACCCATGGCCGCTTGGATGGCCTGGACGATGTTCGAAGCGTCCGTCCCCTCGGGGAGAACAATTCCCCCTTGGGCCAAAGCCGCGATGATTTGCGAGACAATGTCCCCGCCAGCGTCGAGGGTTGGGGCCATGTCATCCGGGCCCGCTGCTGGTTGATCGCCTACCATGTCCATTCGTTTCACCTTGTCGGGTTGATAGTACTTTGGGGCTAGCCCCATTCGGATGGCGCAGCCCATAAGGGCCGGTTCGTGTGTTGGGATAAATGGGCCTTGGCTGTGATCTACGGGGTAATCCACAAGATCCACCGACGTGATCACGTCCGCATAGCTGTTCCCGTGGCCGTCCCGAAACTCGGGAAAGATCACCGGGGACACAAACACGGAATTGGCTTCCACTTTTTCTTGGGCGCTCGGGGTCAAGACTTCCACGGTGATTTCCGCCGACTGACCGTCGGGCGAAACTCGGAAGTCAGTCATCCGGCCTTCGGTGTTGTGAGCCCCGCGCGTATCTCGCTTGGAAAGCGAGTCCATGGTTATGGGGCTCAATAGCTCGAAGTCGTCGACCGCCGCATGGTTCCAGTGCATTGGGATGGCGTATCCCGCTTCGGTCAATTTGCGGAACTGCCCTTCCCAATGTTTCAGCCGGTCCGAAGTGACCGTAACCGCGCCGTCACCGGACTGGTATTGGTTCACCGCAAGGACCGCTTTTCGAAATACTTTTCCCATGCCCCCAATCGTGGTGGCTATTTAGTGGGCTTCAAGCTTAGACCGTTCGTGGAATTGCCAACGGTTTCCATAGTTTCCAAAATTGACCGAATTTTTTATCCTATTTTCGTCTGTTCCCTATTGAATCAATTTGGCACGGACGATATATTGTAAGTGTTGGGTTTGATGTTTGGTTCTTTATTGAAGGGGATTTGAAATGGGCGTTGCAGAAGTTAAGCCTTGGGGAATCATCCTTGATCAACTCGGTGGCCAAAGCCGGTTGATTGCCATGTTGGGCGCGTCCCACTTCGGCCACGGGGATGGGGGCTTGAGCCTCCAATTCCGATTCAAGGGTTCGTCGAAAGTCAACTTTATGAAAGTGAAGTTGGACCTGGGGTTGGATTTGTACTCGGTTGAGTTTTGGAAGTTGGGCTCCAAGAGCCAAGTCAAGGTGCAAGCGTTCGATTCGGTTTATGCCGAGGATCTCAAGTACTTGTTTGAACGTGTTTCTGGGTTGTATCTCTCGTTGTAGTTGAAAGGGTTTGGAAAAATGGAAAAGAAAAGATTTGAGAATTGTTCGATGTACCGGGCCGGTAACGGCTGGGGGTCCTACCACTTGATCAAGTGCAAGTGGATCGAAGTGGAAATAGTTGAGTACGCTCAGTACCCTTCGGCCCTGAAGGTTAGTTTTCTGGAGAAGGGGAAGCGAAAGCCGGTGGGGTTCATGATGTCCTACAAGCCAAGCTTGGTGATTGCCAAAGGGTGGGAATGCCCCGAGCCCCCGAGCATGTGGGCCCCGAGTGACGACCCTTATGTTAAAGCCTCCAAGTATTCATCTTGTGACCCTGGATGGGAAAGGGACTTCAACAAAGAAGTAATCCCGAAGATTGAAGTATTGGCCAACTACCATGGCCACAACCCGCATCACGTCCAAAAGGGGGAATGGGTTTCAATATGATCGGTTCAGAGCGACAACCAAAGGTTGGTGAAATTCTTCACCGATCTGGGGTTCGGTGGTTGGTTCAAGAAGTCATCGATGAAGGGAAGTACTGGAGGGTGGTGGCTATCTGGGATCGGCTTGGCCGCCCACCCTTGTGGCCTAAAGAGCCCCGGGCGTTCGTGGTTGGAAAATGAAAAATGATCGGAAAATATCTCGCAATTTTGCCCGTTCCCTATTGCATCAATTTGGCACGGACGATATATTGTAAGTGTTGGGTTTAGTTGGTTTGAAATGCGAAAGGGAAAATGAAATGGGACAGTCGATTGAGCCGCTAATGTTCGACTCTGTGATGTCGATCGCTTTTATCAATCACGGTAGGGGGGATGACGTCGTCGTATGGGTTTGTGAGTCCCCGAAGGCTTACAAAGATGCTCTTGAAAGGCTTGCCGGACAAAAGCATTGCAAGATTATACACAAAGGCGCAAGCGTCATAGTTCGAGAAGAAAGCTAGAAATGGGGAGATGAAAAATGAGCCAACCAAGTAAAAAATTATTCGATTCATTCCTGCGATGTAGCGAACTGGAATGCGTCCTGAGAAACTGGTCCACTGACGACCAAAAGGCAATGCGCGATTACACCCTCGACGAGTTGATCGGGCTTGCCAGGGAACGACTGGAAGAGTTCCGCGAATCTGGACACGTGCTGCATGAAGGGCGATTTTCGGACGATCCTGACGAACGTAAGTACTGCCGCGAAGAGATGCGGAAGGTTCAGGTTTGGCTTAAAAAGGCCCAAGCCGAACGGGATCCAGTTTTTCAACACAAGGGAAAATGAAATGTGCGAAATAATGACCGACAAGCGAGGCTTTGAAATTGAAACCTGTTCCCGCTGTGGTGGCTCGGGTGAGTTCTCCTACTGCGAGATGTACGGGAGCCGATGCTTCAAGTGCCATGGAAAGAGGGTTGTGTTGACCAAGAAGGGTTCTGTTGCAAAGGCGTTCTTCGACTCTCTGTTTGTCGTTCCGGCGCTAACCATCAAGGTTGGTGACGTAATCTTCTCGGGCGGCCTGAATAACAAAAAGAGAAGGGTCTTGGCCGTCGTCCCTGAATGCTACGACTGTTGCTCTATTGTGGACGGGGTCAAAATCCCCACCACCAAGATTGAGATGGAGGGCCTGACTTTCTACGCTCATTCCGATACCTTGGTTACCAAGTGCGAACCAAAAGCACTTTACGAAGAACGATTGGCCAAGGCCCTGGAATACCAAGCAAGCTTGACCAAGGCCGGAAAGCCACGAAAGACGAAGGTGGCAAAGTGACTGATCCGAATCGATCAAGCCGCGTCGGCAAGAAAGCACCATGGCCCAAGGGCAAGCCCCGCAATCCGGTCGACCCGCGATGGAAGGCCCTTCGGTCTTTGATCTTGAAGGCCTTGGCCGAACCGTCAAGGCATGAGCCAGCCGGAGAGAATATCCGCTCGGCGGCCTATATCGCCACCCTGTGCGGGGTTGGCCGTCCTACGGTGTCGAAGTGGATCCACAAACGAGCGAACCCACCGCCGGAAGCCGTCGAAGCTATGGCCAAGTGGCTTTCACTCTTGGACTGAGTTCTTCACCGCGTCGGCAATCCGCCGCCGCTCGGTCCTAATCCGGTCCACTTCGCTTTGGCGGACTCGCCGGATATTCCCGGGGAACGGGACGTATTCGATCATCCCGGTATCTACCCATTTCCGAACCGTGGCGCGTACCACGCCAAGTTGGGCGGCCACTTCGGTTAGCCCCAAAAGGGGATCCTCGGCGTGGGTCTTCAAGGCTCGTATCTTGCGGTCTTTGTCGGTCATTGCTTCCCATGCCTCCCGTTTACTATTCCACCCCACTGGTTGGCCTGCATCTCTTTGGAGATGTAGCAAGCGTAGGAAGTGCCGTCGATTTGATCGGCCACTTCATCCGGTCTACCTTGCCAAGCCGTATGCTCGCCCAAGTACGTTCGAACCCATGGATCCATCACTTCCGGGATCCGGACCAAGCCGTCTTCCACTCGGCTGATGGCCCCCGCCGCCACGGCCCGCTCAAGCTTTGCCCCTCGGTGGCTTTCGGCCATGCCCGGGATCTTGGGACCGATCAAGCGGACCTTCCGGCCCTTTATCTCTTTAGCGAGTGCGGGCCCGAAGTGCGCGTTTTCGATGTTCACACTGGGGACGTCCATCGAAGCCAAGTGATCGTTGAACCGGGCCTTCAAGTCCGGCCACTCGACTTGGATCCGGCACGTCGATCGAAGGAATAGAAGATGGCGGGGCCTATAGTAGTCCCACACTTGGCAAACGGACCAAGAGGGCTCTTTCCCCCTGTCCTGTTCCGCTCGTTCCCGCGATGTCCCCGCTGTGTCGATGATGCCGAACCGTCGAAGGTGCCCCCTGGGTATGGTCACCGCTTCACCATGGATCAAACATTGGATGTCGCCGTTGGGAAGTGTCCCGTAGGTCTTGAACCAATCCCGGTCGAAGACTCCCGAAGCTTGGGAAAGCCAGTTACCGCCCAAGAGGGCTTCCCGCTCGGCCCTCGGAAGTGATCGAAGACGGTCTTCGTATTCGGGATCCGCCGTTGTCAAAGCGGGGTTGTCCCGAAGCGTGGCCGGGATGAAAGTGAAGCTCAAGGCTTTGCCCTTGATATGCTCCAAGCCTTCCCGCGTATCGGACCACTCAAGTGAATCATCACTTGACCGCTTGAACCATCGAATCACCCCGGCGCGTTCGGGGATG